CATTTACACAATATGCTAGGAAGGCTTTGCATAACTACTGGCTTAAGTGCCACAGCGATAATAGTACAGTACTTAAGATACCTGAATTCGATACAATTTAGAAATAGGACACCATTAAATGAAAAGTCAAGCCCAGATTTTAAATTGGATGCACCAGATTCTAGAAGCATATAAAGAATACATGATTGTGGATAATAGAAGCCCAAAAACACTAGAGGCTTACACTTGCGACATAGTGAAGTTTCTAGAGTACTTGCAATCGAAGGGACTCAAGAAAGTAACTCAGATTAAAGGACAAATGATAGTCAGTTATTTAGGATACGAAAAAAGCTTAGGAAAGAGTGATGCAAGTTTAAACAGGTACTATATGTCAATCAGAAGCTTCTTGCGCTATTTACGCATTAGAAAGATTATAACAGAAGATCTATTATTAGAAGTACCTACACCCAGGATACAGAAGAAAGCTCCGTATGTGCCAACTGTGAGCGAAATAGAGGCTATTCTTGCAATTCCTGCTTCTCGAAGAGACAAAGCGATACTGGAGCTGTTATATTCGAGTGGCTTGCGAGCTAGTGAGTTGTGCGACTTGGATATCCGCGATACTTCAGGGTTTCAAATTATGGTTAGATGTGGCAAAGGAGGTAAAACAAGAACAGTGCCATTGACTCAGCAAGCATATAATACTATGGCCGAGTACATACAAGAAAGAGGAACGCAGCCGGGACCATTATTTCAAACCTTAATGCAAAAGAAGTTACGAAGGCAGTTACTAAGCAAGATAGTGACGAGCTATGCAAAAAAAGCAGGCATAGAGGGAGTAACCACACACACTCTACGCCACGCTTGCGCAACTCATCTACTGGACCAAGGGGCGGACCTACGCTTAATACAAGAAGTACTTGGCCATAGTTCCATAGCGAGTACACAGAGATATACTCACTTAAGCAGTAATAAAATGCAAGAAATGTTCAATAAATTCCATCCGAGAAAGAAAACATGCGATTAAATATAAATGACATACAAAAAAAACTATTATTATCAATTTTAGGCCAATTCCATGCGGTCGAGTGGATGAAAGGAAAAAAAAATCATGAAATAGAAGAATTAATTCGAATATTTGCAGAAGCATTGAAAGAAGAAGGTAAGGAGCATATTTTCCACCAAGTTTTTCAACCATGGGAGTCAGAGTAAACCGAATGAAAACATTTATAATCAATGAGGTACGCTTTAATGACAAAAATGAAGCGTTTGAAGTCAAAACAAAAGTACAATTTGAATCAATTGACATTCTCATTCGATACCTCAAAGACAATCCAAGAATCTTATGGAACGGAAAGTATGCAATTCAATCCGAAAGAGGAGTTAATGCCAAAAGATACGAACATTCCAGAAAGAAAACGCAGAACACTTCTTTGCCTTACGGAGAGGAAATGTATTGCAAAGATGACTAAACAAGGAATAGGTGTGCGGGCTATAGGAACATTTCTCAATAGAAGCCCTAGTGTAATAGCACGTGATTTAAAAAGAAATGGCGGAATAGAGGTTTATGATCCCATAGAAGCTGAAAAAGCATGCAGAAAAAGAAATGAAGGAAAATCAATAAGAATTTCACAAATAAACAAAGGCAAAGAACCGAATGCATATAGACATTTGAAATTCAGAATAGAAAACTTAGAAATGCAATTAGAAATCATCACAGAAACATTAAAAAGGTTAAACCATGAGTAAAGTAAACATGACATCGAACTATGATCAATTCAAGTTCAGAGAAGATAACAGAGAGGCAATAAACCAGTCTCATGTAAAACGATTATCGGAATCTATAAAAGCACGGAATTTGCTGGAGTTAAGACCTATATCAATAAATACAGATATGGAAGTGATTGACGGTCAACATAGGCTTTTGGCTGCTAAAATGCTCGGTGTACCTATTTACTATACTAAGAATGACGAGTTAAAACCTAGCGATATTATTTTGATGAATGTTTCGCAAGCCTGGGGACAAATGGATTACCTAAATTACTATTGCAAAAACCAGTATCCCGAATACATAAAGCTTAAAGAATTCATGAAAAAGCATGGTATCAGTATCAAGATAGCTTTGAATATCACTATGGGACAAAACAAGGAATCTCACTTAAAATTCAAGTCAGGTAAATACAAGTTTATAGAAGAAGGTTTTGAAGGGCATGTAGATGTATGTTGGGAAACTATTAATTATATTAAAAAAATCAATGGTTATAGCAGTTACACACAGTCTGCAAGGTTTTGGGGAGCATTGTTGATTTTAATTAGACACACCAACTTTGATACTGTTAAATGGCACGAAAACCTGAAGAAGATGGTAGAGCGATTTACTCCAAAAGCATCGAAAGAAGATTATTTAAGGATGTTTATGGATGTTCACAACTGGCGCAATAATAGCAAAGTGGAGCTGGTTTAAAATGCATGAAGAATTGTCTCAAAAAGCACAGAAAAAAGTTAATGAATTAGGTAATGAAATACTTATTCAACTAAAAGAAGATGTGCAGCCTTATTTAGAATCATACACAGAATACAATATGATCATGAATGTTATATCCGGCTGTGTAGTAAAGATTATGCAAAAAATTCCAGATGAACATAGAGAACAATTTATTCGATTAGTTGCTGAGAATCTGGTAGAAAACTTAAACCATTTCAGAAAATTAGGGATATAAATGGACGACATAGAAGGAATTGCCAGCAAGAATAGACTGATCGGAAGATTGGAAATAATATTGTGGATTTCATGCATCCTTTTCGCTTGGTTCATAGGGATACTAATATCAGGTTGGATAAGCGTGTATCTTTACATGTAAAACCGCTTTACAAGACAGAATGCTTTTCAATCCATAGATCGTAATAAGAAGTATCATGCGTGGTTCGGCAGCAGTATTTGATAGCATCGGAATAGGAGTTGAAGACCGCAAGCACTTGATCGTGTTCGTGTTCATCAATTCCTAGTACGACATAAACAACTTTTTCATTTAAATTAGTCACAATCATCGTTCTCATGCTGTTTTAGTATTTGTTTCATTTTAAGCACTACGATATTACATCCTTGCGTTAAAGTCTCTAATAAAGTCTCCAATTCCTCTTCATCTTCAAAAATAGTATCGTCTATGTTGTCTTTTGTATGATCTAACAGCCCGGCAGTAATAATCATCTGTGAAATTATATAGTGGTCTTTAGTCATTTGCTGCATTGGTTTCTCCTTTGTTAATGTAAATATGTTCCCTGATTGCTTCTAATATTCCGTGATAGTCCGGCCCTGCGTCATTTATTTCTTGCGCATAGAATATCGTGTAACCTTCTTTCTCTGAAGTGATGGTTTTGCTTCGCAGTATCCAAGACACACGAGCATCATCTTCCCAAACAACCCCGGTAAGTGAGTCATTAAGGAACTTTTCCAGGTTGTCTCCGTCCGGCCTCTTGATGTGAGGTAGGCAGTTTTGCGCTTCTCTTTTTCCTTTTGGTAGGCTTAGCGGTGCAGGTAACACAAAGTGCACTATCACCAGAAGCGGACCCCTCAACAGAGGCATTGGCTTGTTGTGTAGTACTTTGCTTACATGGTCTATTACTCGCTTCATTCCTCTTGCGCTTGGATTGTACCATCGACCCTTTGTCATCTCTACGGATGCTTTCGGTTTTGGTGTGAATGGTATTGTAATTTTGCAACTCGACATATTCGTCCCATTTCATAAACTGCATTACTGTTCTAGGGTTATTACTATACATTTTAACTGTATCAAGCTTTACTACTTGCCGATACGAGTTGAGTAACACATGATGCAACATCTCCAAGAAAGACAGAGTGTAGTCGCACAGTTCATAAGACATCACAGCCGGCGTGGCTTCTTTGCGAAGCACGGCCATAGGTATTTTTATGTGCTTAGGAGGAGAAACAAAGAACTTTAGAATCAAAACAAGTGGAGTGGTAGAGCGATTAAAAGTACGGAAAATTGTCTTTAACATCGACTGCCACTTCATGTTTCTAAAGAACTGAACACCTCGAACACGTCTCCCTACTGCAAACTTAACACTGTAGATCATTGGTTCGCCTGGCATATCTAGCGCGTTACCAACTACAGGGTTAAATATCTGGCTTCGTCTAATTATCTGTTTGAGGCTCATATTCTTCCGCGGTATTCATCATCTCATCGGCAATATCGCTAATAGTTTGGACTAGAAGGTTATTAAGCCTGCGTTTAGCCTCATCTTCAGCGATATCCATTGTTACTTCACAAAGAGTCATCCAAGAATCGAAAATATTATCCGAACCATACAGAGGATGCTTCGTCTTGTAGTGGAGCCGCTTGCTTTTGATATGCGTTCGTTTGGCCATTGCTTTCCTGCTCTTTAAGTGCTGATAATACTGCTATTTGGAACTGTGCGAGGTATTCTTTATTTAGGTAGCTCACTAGTGGTATGTATTCCGGTTTCTCTGCACCAGGTTTCTTAACTTCTTTTTGAGGAAACGAAAACCAATGATTGTCACCTTTTACGAAGTATTTGCAGTCCATAGTCTTGCGTCCAGTTGGGTACTCTATGAGTGTAAAGACTGCCTTCAATGCTCCTTTATTAACTTTGTAGTACTGACCAACTTCTATTTGTGTTTGTGTGTTTTCAACTTGCACTTTCATACTTTGCTAGCTCCTTTTGAATGTCTTGAATTAACCTAATAATGTATGTCAAACGGTTACTAAGTTGGTTTATAGTTGGTGTTTCTTCTTCCTCTTCTATTTCTCGCGAAGAACTGCCATCTGTGTAAATGACTGGTTTCATTCTTTTAAAAGAGCCAACAGGAATAAAATTACTTGGTATCATTGCGAAAACTCCAGGTAGCCATCCCAAAGAGGTTGATAGAAGAGATAACAGTTCCCTTCCGTACCAAACATTCGGTTCTTGGCGATTCTTATTTTAATTTTATTTGGATCGGCTGTGTTGTCAGTTCTTGAGCACCTATGTATCGTTATTACATTGTCTGCATACTGTTTGATCGAACTGCTTCCTTTGAGTGAATGGATACCAACCTCTTCCACTGCCGTACTTGACTGTCTAGGGTGGCAAATAAGTAAAAAGTGCATAGAAAGATCAAAAGCAAGTTCATGTAACCTCTTCATTGTTTCGTCAATTGCTTCGTGCAGTTTGTCTTTGCGAGAGTTAACTAGGTAGTCCAAGTGATCAAGCATGACAATTTCAACACCCAGCTTCTTTGCTTCGTATAACTGGTGACCAAGCGAATGTATGTCAGTTCCGATAGTGTTGGGATTGATATACACCTTGTATCTAGAGCACCATTCGTCGAACTGTTCGTTTTCATGTTCCGTAAATGATTGAAACTTCATAGGACGCCGAAGTACAACCGAAGCCAACTTGCGCAGGGTTGTTTCTGGCTTCATTTCCCAGCTATTGATCCAAACCGGAATTCCTTGCATGGCACAATTCACCATTAACTGAGAACAAAAGGTAGTCTTGCCTGCGCCTGTATCGGCTGTGATTATCGTCATTTCTCCTTTGCGAAGACCTTGAAGATAACTGTCTATATTGCGCCAGCCAGTAGAGTAGCCTTTATCTATGGCATCTCTAAAATCTTTCGGTAGTTCTCCTATGGGAATGATACAGCCGGATGTAGCTTGGTCGAGTTTCCGTTTCCAGAAGTCCTCTAGCGCTTCGCCCTTATTGTATTGAACTCCAGGATATGTTCCTTGTCCTTCCATAAATCCATCAAGTATTCGCGTACAAGACGGCCAAGAGGTGAGTCGCTTTTCATTAAGTCAAGATGTTCTGAGGTAGTAGGAGGCATAGGAGTTTTTTTATTGAGCCAGTTGATGATAAAACCGATGTGTCCTTTGTATTTTTTGCCCTTGGTGTCGGACATTAACCACAAACACATCTTTTTTATTTCACTATCAATATCAATGCCGTCGTAAGTTTCTTGAAGTTGTTTAAGTATCTGTGAATCAAGACCATAGAACTTGTTTGTTGTACGATCGAAATAGACAGAAGTGCGATTATCTTTGGCCATATCCTATAAACTTTTTAATTTAGGTTTGGATAAATAACACACTTCTGGTAGTTTGATATTGCTTAGTATCTAAACCTTGGACGAGTTCCCCAACTCTCCAGAAGTGCGTATTTCCCTAACGAGGGGCTTTACAGAGTTCCTCGTTTCATTCCATCAAAGTATCTCAAAATTGTATTTGGCGCAATTATTTTATTATTCTTTTGGTGTTCTTTTTGTTATATGTGCTCTAGTTCGCCTGAAGACCTCTCTTAATCTTTCACCATCGCTATAACAAAACCTGCATGCATCTCGAATTAAATCTTGGGCAGTGATTTTTCTTCCGGTATAGCTAGATTCTAACGCTGCAATTTCCTGCATTTGTCGGTACTCTTGCTCTTCCATTCTTGTAGAAATAACTAAGCTATTCTTAAAACTCGTCGGTCTAGACATGAAACCTCCCATCGGTATCTCAGCAAAATAATAACTATAGTAAATCTTGACAAGAACAATACGAAAAGTTATCTGTGATTTATGTAAGTTAAATATTTAATTAAGGAGATATATGACTAGTAATCGCAGTGAAGTTTGGCAAGAAATAAAAAGTGGATTAGGTATAGCTCTCAATATTATGATTTATACTATTGTTGGGTTAGGTATCATTTTTGGAGCAGGATATGTCTACCTCAATTGCTGCCAATAACATACCTAGAGTTACAGAGATACTTCGTCCATTTACTAGCTACGATCAAGTACCCAAGGAAATTTTAGAGAAGGCTGCTGCAAGGGGAACTTCTGTGCATGCCTTGTGTGCTGGTATTGCTAAAGGTAATTGGATTCCGGATGGTATGATCGGCGAAGACTTGATAGGTTATGTAAACTCTTTTAAAAAGTGGCAAGAAGCACAGGTTAAAGAATTTATAATAATAGAGAAGCGATATACCGACTGGGGAAAGAGGTACACAGGACAGCTAGACTTCGTAGTGAAATGCACGGATGACAAGTTCTACTTAGTGGATCTCAAGACAAGTTCACGGCCACAAAAGACGTACCCAGTACAGATGGCCGCATACGAGGCACTTCTAGCACAAAACGGCACACCAATAGAAGGCGCAATGCTCGTGTATTTAAATAAAGATGGCGAGTTTCCAGATATTGACCTCATCGGAGACATGGAAGAGGAATTTAGTGTGTTTCTCTCGGCTGTCAAATGTTATGAATATTTTAAAATAAGGAAAAAGAAAAAGGATGAGTCAGAAGTTGAGACAGAGAGACAAAACCTGCAAAAATTGTGAAGTATTAGGTTGTCGATGTCAGGATTTATGTTCGGCATGTTATCAAAGAATGTTAGACAGAAAGAAATGGAAATTGCCTTTAGATAGCCCTAGAATGCAAGGAAAAAGAGGTTTAGGACACATAAATAGTGATGGATATAGACAAATAAAAAGAAAGCACGCAAATACACAAAAAAATGGTTATATACTTGAGCATGTTTTTGTAATGTCTAATCATTTAGGAAGACCATTAATGTATGGAGAAAACGTACATCATAAAAATGGAATAAGAGATGATAACCGTATAGAAAACCTCGAATTATGGTCAGTAAAACAACCTTGCGGCCAAAAAGTAGAAGATAAAATTAATTGGGCAATACAATTTTTAGGAGATTATGGATACACAGTCACAAGAGCAGCTTAATGTATATCAGAGAATTTTAAATATAATGGCAGATATAGATTATATACAAAAGGGTTCAGCCAAGGTCAATGGGCAGTACGCCTTCGTTAGTCACGACCAAGTTACAGCTAAGATACATCCACTATTAGTCAAGTATCGAGTTTTAATGATTCCTACGGTGAAATCACATATCCAAGAAGGTAATAGGACTGTTTTGGATTTGATAGTGCATTTTGTTAATGTGGATAAGCCTGAAGATCAGTTTTCGATAAATACTTTTGGTTACGGCGTTGATACATCAGATAAGGGTCCAGGTAAAGCGTTATCCTATGCCTTCAAAATCGCTTGCCTTAAAGCTTTTTGTCTTGAGACAGGGGAAGACTCGGATAATGAAGTTAATGCGAAATTTGAGCCTCCTAAGTGCCTAGAATTTGATTTGCTGATACCTGCCTCATTTACAGAATCAGAAAAAAAGAAGTTGCACAAATTCCTCGCTGAATCTGCTGAAGCGCATGGAAAACATATAGAGGAAATAAAGACAAAAGCTGCTGCCAATATGGATCAGTTTCTTGAGGTATTTAAAAAATGGAATGGAAAGAAATGAATCGACTAATTTGTTTGGTGATATTACCACTTCTCTTGGTGGGCTGTACTTTGAGCTTTTCGATTGTAGACACGCACGGCACTGCAACAGACTTGATAGACGAAGAACAGACGGCGACTCCAAATGTTTCTCCTACTGTGAATGTTCCGGCAATGTAAAACAGCTTTACACGATAGGGGTTTCTCTTCGAGATTCCCCTTGTGATTATTTCTTTTTAGACTTTCCAGCCTTGTTCAGAGCAATCGCAACACTTTGTTTTTCTGGCTTGCCAGCTTCACGTTCTGTCTTGATGTTTTCGCTGATTACTTTTTTACTTGATCCTGATTTCAGAGGCATGTTATATCCTTTTGTTTAATGCTTCACACGGGATTTTACATATGAAGAAGTTA